CCAGCCTGCCCTAATCCTATATTACCTGCTTCTACTACAGAAAATTGTCCTATTGCCATCTTGTTTCTCCTTTATGCCTTACCGAGCATGACAGCTCTCATGGGCATTTTGGTTAATTAAATTACTTCGTTTTGTCTTAAAAAATTGTCGCTTGTCGATGTAATATGAATCACAGGTGCAGAAATCAGCTTTCTTGCCTTACGCGATCCGCATTTGGGACATTCGGGATTTTCACCCTTAAACAAAAACTCTTCCCAGATTGAATCGCATTTTCTGCATTTGTAATCAAAGGTCATGTAATTTTACTGAAGCCCTATCGGGGAGCAAAAGCTCCCCGATAAAACTAATCAATCAATTATCCAGATGGATTATTGAAATTCACTATTCCAAGTGACGTACTTCCTACGCTGTGTGAAAGAGCAGCTCCAAATAAAACATCGGCCACGACCGAGGTCGATAAATGGTCGATGTCGTATGCTGATTGAACCCTGGGTGCAATCTGCATTGCGAAGTAGACTGATTCTTTCTTAAAGATAGAAGCAGTTTCATCATTAGTATCTCCATCATCGTCCCAATCTGTGGAAACGAAAGTAGGTATGCCGTAAATCATGCCAACCGAACCACTAACTGATGGATTCTGTGAGTCACCTCTGCGAGATGCATCATAAAAATCCTGTAGTGATAATGCGCTCATGTAAGCAGCCGGAGAACAATATAAATATGTTTCTCCATCTGTATAATCATGGGCGGCATCAAGAAGGTTTTGCAAGCCACTGCGGATAAGGGCAGTCGTAAATGTGTTATCACTTGTAAGTGCTACATCATTTCCGGTTGCGCTCTGGATCACATCAACAGCCAGGTAATTCTCAACCTTTTTAGCCAGCGCATAACCCATTGATTTTGCGTAAGCGTTAAAAAGGTCAGCAGATTCCTGTACTTTGACAATATCCTCTATTCGTTTAGCCTCATAGTGGTGCTGATTGACTGTAAGGTCAACCTTGCCATCTGTATTAGTTGAATATGATACTGCGGTGTCTGCGGCTTTGACCGCGGCTGATTCTTCCGTAACTTTTGGAATATGCAGAATGTCTCCACCCGAAGATAATTCGGAAGAGAAATCCATAACCTGGTTGCGTAGCTGAAACCTTCGTTCAGCATAATCCAGGATAGCATCTCGCCACATTTCTGGAATGAAATTGGCAGCAGTTGTAGTTGTTACATTAGCCATTATTAAATCCTATTAATTAGTATAGCCGGAGACAATTGCTTTCCAGTTCTTGCGCCTTTCATCCATGTTCATATCTTTCATGGCCTTGGATGCAATGCCACTATTACTGGCTGCACTCTCGTCGGTCCGGATCTGTTTATTAACATATCGCTTTGAGAATTTTAGAAGTTTGTCCGTAGACATATCTTCCACAAACTCGCGATCCTCTTCAGGGACTTCCTTTAAAGCGTCAGCTCGCAATGAATTTTCAAGGACTTTGCCGTATTCGACTTTAACCTTTAAATCAGCATTTTCCTGTTTTTGATCTTCAAAAAGAGTTCTGTAATCCTCTTTTTCAACAAGCTGCTGATCTGTAATTGATTTGAGCTGATCTTGTAGTTTTACTACTTTAGATTCAGATTCCTGCGCCCTGGTTCTGTATTTCTTGCTTTCCGCAATAAGATCTCCGGTGTTGGGCGATTCCTTACCTTGATCTTCTTGTTGCTGTTCTGCAATCGGTGCTTGAGCTTCCTGCTCGACCTTTTTCTGGTCCTGTTCCATGAGTTACCTCACATTTTTATAATTGTAACCACATATCCCTTTTTGGTAAAAACATCTCTAAAGTTTTCTGCAATTCTTCCTGCAATTGCGGTAGTCACTTTAGTTTTCACCTTCGGCGGAAGTGGGTTTTCTTTGTCCGAAACAATTCTTTTTTTGCGCAAGTTTGTATTCATCTGTAATGCCGTATATATATCCCTTGTTAGAGGACTTAATAAATTTGAAAGAATCCATCATAGCACCAGTTAAAGTCAGGTTTGGCGGATCTATTTTTCTTGATCTCTGCATTTCACCCTGCTTAACTGCCTTACCCTTTGCTTTTCTTCGCTTATAATCAGGCGTATACTTTACAAATGGATTTCCTGTCCTGGCATTGATGCCGTCTATCTGAATATTCATCTTATGCCAGATCACATTCTTCTTACCAAGATCCTCGAAGAATTTTCTATCAAATTTTATTAATTTTGTAAAATCAGGAATCTTCATTTGCCTTCATAATATTGCTGAAGGGTGACAGGCTCTCGCCAACGCTTACTTTCCCTTCTTTGTGCTACATCATTGGAAGCTCTTTTTCGTGTAGATGACATTTATTCTCTGATGCTTTAATCCAAGAATGTCTACAGTTATATCCACCCCCATCTGTGAATGCCCCCGGATACTGTGCGCCTATGTCATCCTTGGTTAAATTAGGACTTGCTAACATTACTCTGCATATGGGTCGCGTTTTACTGTCAAGTGGACCTTCGTACTGATATAAAACTCCAGGATCTGCTGTTTCTGACATAAGGCCAACTACAGAGCGTTTATAACTGGCAATGCCGGAAGAAATAAATGTTTCTATATTCCGAGATTGCGTCAAAGGATTACGGTTGATCATTGCCCGGATCTGCCTGACAGACTGACCGCTTGATAATCCTTGAGCGGTTAATAATCTCACCCTCTCTGCCATGTCAGAAGTGAATTGAGCCACTGCTTGAGACTGAATGGATCCCAATGAGGCTAATTGACCTTCTGTTATTGTGCCAAATGATACCAGATTATCTAAAATAGATCCCAATCTGCCGGAATAAGCATTCACCGCTCCATTCATACCCAGCATTTCAATAAAATATTCCCCTACCGCCATAGCAGCCAGAACAGCAAGAATTTCCTCAATACTGTATCCATCATCCTCCATTTCGCTGATGTCATCAAGGAATTCTTCTATTGACTGATTCAGCCTATCATTATAATCTTCAAAAGCTTCATCAAAAATATCAGCCATTTTGTAATCTGGAAAGCAATCTGTTTACTGCCGGTTTAGTTGAATCATCTGCCTGTTTCATAAACTTATCTCTCAGACTCTGGTTCGCATCCGGATTCATGTAATCAAAATAATCCATAGGTGTTGCCAGGCCATTTTCAAATTTCCAAGTCCAGTGATTAATCTCATCCTGGACTGACATTGGATAGTTTGGCTCTAAAAAGTCTACACTGTAATCTTCTGGAAGCTGTACACCGGCCTTGACCCTGATAATCTCACGATCCACCATATAACGATGCCTTTCAAAAGGCCTCCATGTGTCTTCTGTGTTTGCCAACCTTTCATCATAGTTTTCGATTTCTTGAACCTGAAGACTGAATCCAGAGGGAGCGTTACCCTTGACATCGGCCCATTTAATACGGATATGATTATTATTAAGAGTGGCTTCAACCAAAAAACGAGTCGCTTCTATGATCTCTGATAAAGAACCGCTTGGGGCCGTTACACCAAAAGTACTGCCTTCAGGAAGATATAAAATTTTATCAGTTCCAATCTGAATCCTGGATGCATCATCTACGCCAGTGATAAATTTAATTCCGATAGCTCCGAAACGAATTGCAAGAGACAGTTCTGTGGTGGCTACTGAAACAGATAAATCTGCCCGGACTACATCTAATGCACCTTCGCTCCACCAATCGCGAACTGGTTTATAGCGATGAGTGTATACCACAGGGACTATTCCATATGGATTAATATCTCCATCATTTACACTTTTCTTTTCTCCATTCTGATCAATCAAAAAGTGAGTTCCGGGTATTCCGGGTCTGTCCTCGGTCCAAACTGCGTACCATGGTTTCTCTATCTTGGAATTTCCACGGTTTTCAATGGCATACATTATTCCTACAGGTTCTTTTTCACCTGCTAAAAACAAAGGGTCGAAAAAGCTTAATAAATCATACTTTATCTTTTGTTCTTTTTCGCTCCATCGGGATCGTAAGGCCACAGTGCCTAAAAGAAAGGTTATCTGCTCTAATTGCCTTCTGGAGGAATTCAAGTCTTCTACATCTATATAATCTAAATATCTGCTGTCTACGCTTACCTTGGGAGGCCTTTTATACGTCATGGACCTGACCTTGCATATGCGCCGTGTCAGATTCTGTGAAAATATAGGGACCTGATTCAATGTTTCAGTCCCGAAAAATTCTTTGACATAACCATCAATATTCATGCCTTCATAATAATCAAGCATATATTCCCTTTCACGAGTGCGCTTATTCTCAATAGTATTGAGCGCATCTGAAAGAGATTTTATAATTGTACTTTCTGCTAAATTTGGTATTGTTACCATGGAATTGTTCCTGCCTTCCTCTGTTTTATAGGATATTGGTTTACTATGAAGTACCTCAGGGCATCACACATATGATCATTACGTCCGTCCTTTAATGGTTCTTCTTTGATTCTTTGATCTTCTTTTTTCTCTGGATAGCGATAATTCTCATAGGATGAAATACTGCCCTTACACTTACTGGAAACAAAAAAATGAGGCTCGCCATTAGCATCCTCAAACCAGCTTCGGACATGACTTATGCCATTCACTATGTTTCTGGATATCTTATCTGTCATAAATTGAATGCGAATCCCATTTCTGCGAAACAGCTCTATATCTCCGATACCACTTTGAGCCTGGACACCGCCCCCGGCAGGATCCCCGATATATTTTACCACTGGATATTCCTTGCGCTTGATCATATTCACCAGATCTTCCGTCTTAATATTCTCCTCGTGACAGATCTCATCTAACTGAAATATTGTATCTTTACCGTTGGCTTCTGGTTTAGTTTGAAACCATCCCACCGCAGGCATCCTGTAGCCGAAATCGATTGAGCAGTATATGGGTAAATTCGGGTCATATTCCAACCTTCGAACCACGTTGATGGATCTTGAGAATGGGTACACCTTTCCGGCAAATGATGTAAATTTTCCTTCAAATTCTTGTTGAAATGTTTCATGTGTTAAAGTCCTTTTAAGCTCCTCCATATCATCTTTGAAATACGGAGAATCGCTTGATGGGTGCTGCCATGATTCCCAATCAGGAAATTCATCCGACTGGCCACGCTCCCATAGATCATATAAGAAATTGTAACCCCTTGGAGTAGTTGTCATTAAGCACCACCCATTGCGATCCGAGAGGGTAGGTCGCAGATACTGCTCCCAGACAATCTTTTTTATGGCTGCAGCCTCGTCTATAATTAAATAGTCTAAACCTTCACCCAACAGACTTTCGGGAGCATCCGCAGACTTAACCCATAACTCGGAATTGAGTCCTGCTAACTTCATGTAGTAGAGTTGTCCGGATATTTCCTTCTTACTCTCTACAGGCAGTTTTAATCTAACAAGCAGATCATCTTTAATAATACGCGCTATCTTGTCCGCTAAATCATAAGTTGGAGCAACTATCCATCCCCTTGTTCCGGGGGACAATATCCATGGCTCTACTTCCCTGGCTGCACAAAATGATTTCCCACTGCGCCGCCCCTGGATGTTAATTCGGAAGCGACTTTTCGACTGGTGTATGGCTAATTGATTGGGGATCGGCTTGTATTTGATTAGGTTCCAAAACTTTTCCCTGTTCAGTATCCTTTTTGCCAATTCTGCTGTCCTCGTATCCGCATTCTTTCAGCACTGCCTCAAGATTGCCTATGTGGTCTACCTGCGCCTTGTCCGTCTGATTCAAGTAGTTCTTACCTAAAAATATTAATAAACTTGTGTTTCCCAATTCTGCGTGTTTCCATTGGAGCTGTCTCAATCGGAGCTTCATTTTCTCGCGTCCGGTTTCCATTACCTCTTTGTAAGAATTTCGGATTGTTGATTCATCGCATTGGAAGAATTTGGCTATCTCAAAATGAGTGCAGCCGAAACTTGCCAGCATCTCGACCTTGTCGATATCCAGCCTTTTATATGATTTCTTTTTCTTTGGCATAATAACTAACCGTTTTCACTATTACCGGAGTGGATGACTCTCTCGCACTTTACGAGTGATCTGCGCCAGTATGTTTTAGCAGATGATTCGCTCATACCCAGAGCATCAGCTATCTCTGTAAAAGTGTGCTGCTTGATTCGCAGTGAGAAAACTTCGTTTTGCCTTACTGAAAACGAGTCGTACATCACATGGGCTGATAGCTGGAGCCATCGGTATTTCTTTTCAATCATCCCAGATTGGAAGATTGCCATCATCATGGCATATTCATTTCCCTGGTCTACTGCGTCTTCAAGCATCTTGGTATTTTCATTTGTTAAATTAGGCCAATCCATATGTAAACAAATGTACATTATTACGCAGTTTACAAAAATAAGAATAAAAATTTTAAGACTCACTTACCCCACCACCCTGTTGGTGTGCTTGGTGCATGGGGGGCGCGGAATTGAATCACGTAATTCTACCCTCGTATCGGCTCGGATCACTGGCAAGGCTTGCCGGATCCGGGCCTGCAGCATGGAAAATTTGTACCCTCCTGGTTAACCGTTTGTTTGTTTGCGGTGTTCGAACATAGACAAATTTTATACGGCCTCGTCTACAAATTAGTTTGCATTTGTTTACAGTTATATATAACTTGTGTAAACAATAGAGGAGTTATACAAT